CAAGTCCGACGTGAGATAAGTTCCCGAAACAATTGAGCCGGTAATTGGAATCGCTTCGTGAAGAAGGGTTCTCGTACTAGCAATGTCGTTGTTTGTTAATGTTTTATAGGTTGTGGCCATTATTTTTCCTCATTTATTGTTTCTTAAGATATCTGATTGGAATATCTATTCTATATCCCGTTGTGGCTCCGGTAATTCTAATTGTTGTGTCAATGTAATAATAGGGGGCGCTGGCGGGACCTGTGACCGTAGAGCCAATTTGCGTGAAAAGGAACGTGCTTGAGTTAAGTTCCATCGAAGCTTTAATTCTAAAGTGAAATGACGTGCCTCTGGGACCGGCAATTACCTCGCCGGGACTCTTGCTCAATTCCCCTGTCTTGCCATCTTTAATCATTGAAGCACCCGTGCCTGCTGCGGCCTTGGAAACGAAGTAAGAGGCAATGCTGTCATCATCGACAAAGCTTACGGGAACTTGAACAGGATTGTCGTCGTCGGGCGTTATCAACTTGCCCAACCTATCGTCCATTTCAATAATGTATTGTGTCTCTGTTAAAGCGGTGTCTAATTTAAAGTCGGCGGATATCTCCGTAGTGTGCAGTCCTTGGTCAACTCGACCTCTTGCATTGGGTACGGTTCCCGGAGTCACACCATTCATCACACCTCTCCCCCAAGTACTTTGTTCATAGTCTTCCACTGTGTCCGTGTCAACAAGAACGATAAAGCTTCCACTCCCATAATTTATGTCTGTGAATTGGTTCATTTCCGTGTTAGGGTCTTTTTCATTCAACACCAATTTGGGCAAATACAAGAGGTTTGTGTTTGAGAGGGAGATTAATTTTGACTTCATTGTCGAAGTGTTGTTGGTAAAAGCCTCAAGGACCGGGGTTTGTAAGACGTCCAAATCGTAATACGCAGAGCCGCTTGAATGGTTTGCGTTGAATGTTGCATAGTTTATCTCATCGTCTCCGAGAGCAAACTTTGCAATCTTAAAACTGCCATCGCCGCGCGCTAGGCGCATTCTGCCAGTATCTGTTAATACTGCGTCGAGAATTATATCTCCGGAATTATCTAAAAAAGCCATTTTTTTACCCTTTTCTCCTATTCTAATTAGTGTTTATTATCAAATAAAGCCCTATAAAATCAACATTTTTCTCCTGACGTTGATTCCTTCTTTTCTTCGAACTTGACGCCGAAATTAAAGTCAATCTTTTTTCCTGTTCGCTTTGAAGTGATTCTCATCTTAAATTTCTTTGCAAACACCGTTCTTTCTAGATCCCCAATCTTTACTTTCTCTGACCCGATTTTCGCAGTAGGGTGAACATCGTTTAAAAACTCTCCCGTATCTTCGTCTATATCGCTGACAGAAGACTGTTCAAGACTTGGCTGTATTAATAAATATTTTTTAAATGCTTTTGTTGGGTTTATTTGTTTCTTTTTCTCTCCAGCTAGTTCGACTGCCTTTATCGATGGATAAATGCCTACTCCAGTGTCTAACAACTGAACTTCATAGACTGGTGTTGGATTTGATATGTTGTCGTGAGCATCTCGAACCCTGCAGGTGTAATAATATTTCTGGTTTGGGACAAGTGATTCGTCTGTGAACACTGTTTGAACCCTGTTATCAAGCTCTGCCATTAAATCGGCCTCTCCAAAATCTTCATACTTTTCTGGGTGTTGGGTTGTTCTGTAAACCTCAAAAACACCCCTCATATCGTCTGTTTCATATTCAAGCTCAGTTTCGGACGATTGAATCTCTCTTGATAGAAAGTCGCCTCGTTGACCGTCATTCACTGCGTAGGAATATTTTATGACACCGTTACGAGACAACCTTTCTTCCTTATTGTCTGCCTCGTCTCTTGCAGTAGAGAACAAAACGGGAGACATTTTCTGGCGACCGACTGACACGTTCATTGCGAGAATGACTGTGTTTTTTGAATTTTTAATAGGATAGAACGTGACCTCCGGAGGAAGAGGGGGTGAATCAATTACGCGGACTGCTCTTTTTTGGTAAAAATCTTCTCCATTATAATAAGGAATTCGATAGATTAAAACTTCTGGTTCGTATTCTACCTCGACCTTAAAATCTTCAACACCCCAATCAAAGTCACCGTCAGGGAACTGGGCGAGTTCGTGATCCACTCCTTTGTACTGGTACTTTGTTCCGAAAACAATTTGATGTGCGTATATTTTATATATGTATTCTTTTTCATACGTGATTTGTGTATCAAGATATTCAATAATTCCAGTGGAGTGTGGTAAATAAATTGTCTGTATTTCGGCCAGATTTTGAGCGTCACATTTAACTATTTCATACATAAGTGTTTCACTGTGTGCTGGCTTTCCTTCTAGGATTTCTTGATAGCTTCTTGTGTGCTCTTTAACATAGTTTTTAATTTTTCCCTTCATAATCACAAAGAGCAGGCTCTGCAACAGGGCGCTTGTTTTTCCATCGGCCTCTGTGTCAAAAACCGAAAGAAGAGGGATAAAGCCTTGAATAGTTGGGGAGACAGCATCAAAAGGAACTGCAAAATCCTGATTGTAGGGATAAATAAAATCTTTTAAAGATTCTAGATCACTACCCTCTAACGACTTCATAATCTCGCCCAACCACTGTGTTAGGTTGAAGTACTGTGCTTTTGTGTTTGTTGGAACAGACCATACTGTTTCCAAGTTCTCTTGATCGTAGATTTTTATATTCTTTCCGAGAGCTTGATCAACGGTCCAAGTAATGCCCTCTTTTGCCATTTCTTGATTCATGAAGTCTGCGGTTAGGTTCCCAGCCTGATTCTTGATATTTGCTTCCATTTTCTTTTCAGCGAAAAACACATTTTCGACAAGCGGGTCAAAAAACTCGGTTTGCTTCAAGAGGTCAACAAACTTCGTGGGACCTTCTATCGGAGCAAAAGATATGTGCATATACATTGGAAATTTATCAATATTTTCCTTAACAGAGTTAAAGAAAACTTCTTCTTTAGGGGAGTGCAAGACATGCTTGTAAAACTTTTCATCAGGCGCCGAGTCACCAATCGACTTGGGAAGCTGTGTAAGATAATGATTTAAATTGTTAAAAGATAGTGTGCCATTGGACAGCTTGCTATTCCCATACACCTGTGATTGGTACACAAAATGCGGAGCACTATACCAAGACGTGTTAGATGCAGGTGGCTTGCTCGTGTCCGCACTATCAAGGTGAATCATTTTTGATATAAAATAGGCGTTTGGAAAATAAGTTTCCCACGCTGCGTTTGGCATCTTTTCTTCATAATCGCAAAGGTAGAAATTATACACAGGATTAAATTCTACAAATGATGCTGGCTTTTTACCCTCGGATGAAAAATCTTTCTGCAGTTCAATAGACGGTCGATTAATAAAAAAGCAACTATCAACATACTCCAAGCTTTCCGCGTTTGTGTTTGTGACATATGACAAATCTCCCAAAAGATCAAAATCTCTGGTGCTCTCGTCAAAATCTTGAAGGTCCGTTTGAACATAGATTTGTTGTTTTGATCTTCCAAACACTGCTGTCGTGGGCTCCTCGGAAGTGAACTCGGTTGGCTCGGTTGCTTTCATTTCCACAATTGTATAATTTTCCCCTGTTATACCGGGATTGACTTTGGAGAACTTATCAAATTTCATCATCTTTCCGTAGGTCATTGCCTTTGGAATGTGTTGGTGCCAGTAACTGCCCATGAACTCTCTTATAACATCATACTGATTGTTTTCGGAATCTTTTTGATTGGGATATGCCTCGGAGAGTCTCCAGCCATCATAACTTGGGACAACAAGTTTTTTATTTTCTAAAAAATATGGAATTGGAAAGTGAGAAATGTCGTGGACAAATGAAGACAAATCATAATATTCTTCCCACGATTTCTTTCCCGTTGTTTCTTCAGCGGCTGGTTTCTCTGTTTTTTTCGTCTTGCGGCCTGCTCCGCCTTTTTTGGTTCCGGGAGTGCCCGGTTGGTCGCCTTCTGAGTATTTGGGTGCCATTCTATGTTGCCTCTAATACAAAATATTGATTAAATATTGGTAATTCAGTTTCTTTCACTAATTCCGAAAACTCTCCCATAAGAGAGATCCTTCTAAACCTACAAATAAGCTGATCTCCTCCCGATGCCAAGCGCTCTCTAACATTTAGTTGTTTCCAGCGTTTGTTCGAATGAGGACTGAGATCTGAAACTTTTACGTCTCCGCTCATATCTAAATATTGCACTTCAACAATATTTTCAAACAACAACCAATACAAAGACATGAGTCTTGACTTTGTTGTGAACTCTTTAAAATCTGTATAAAACTTATCTGTTATTTCATTTGTTGCAGTTTCGTCTACAACCCCCTCTATTTCAACTCCATCGGCTAACAACATCGTGAAAATAAAGCTGGGGCCGACTGCGGCGGGAAGTTTATTCACGACCCTGCCTCGACTAGAAAACAGCCCTGTTAAAAGCTCGTAAGGGAACGTTTTGCTGGTCGATGGTAATTTCCCCGGAACCTTAATCGAGTCGGTTGAAGTTTTTTCAAAAGTGTTTGGTCCAAGGATATTTCCAAAAGGAGAGGTTCCAAGCTTACCTTTACTTTCCTTTTCCTCTTCTTCTTCCCCTTCAGTTTCAACAAGAACGTGTATTGGTGTGACCGTACAATTTTCTTTGGCAAGTAAATCATACCAACCGTCATAAAGCTCTCCGAGATTACCATCGGTTATCGTCGTTCTGTCACCCTGTTTCGCTCTAAGGACCTCTATCATTAACTGATCGCAACTATGAGAAAACACCATCCAGTTAGTGACGTGATCAAGAATGCTCCCATTATAAGGGAGCAAAGCCTGAACCTTTGGCCATCTGCGATGAAAAATGTTCACGGGATTATATTGTATGTATATTCTTTCTGCAGAGAAGAACTTTGGATCAAAATCGGGGAACGATGATTCGCGAAGAAAAAACTTCGCGCTTTCCGAGTCAAATCTTCGCTCCAAATCTAACTGGGTAAACCGAGCTAGAGAGGGTGCAATCGGAGCGTCATCTGCGGTCGATGTTGAGATCGTGTCCTCTGCGTGAAAAAATTCGTAACCATTTCCAGAAGAGCCTTTATCAACCAGTGTTGGGAACCAATAATCTAAAGTTATTTTTCGAGGCTCGGGGCTCGCCTTCTGGCCACTGGTGTTGAATGCATATCCTCCACTCGTGTCTTTCTTGTACACTTTGGAAGTTGAAAAGGAGTTTATAATGTTCTCGACCCTCAATAGCGCACCTGCAACCAAGTTTATTGCCAAATTGATTGACTCGGGGGTTGCTAGGTCCGGGTGTAATAATTTTTTTATCCCATCTTTAAATGCGAGAGGGAAGCCGTTAAAATTGCCACAGAATTCGCCGGGACCGAGGTTGGTTGGGTTTTCACTTGGGAGAGCAGTCCAAGCAGCTTGGGTCATATAATAATAAACTTCGGAAAGATTGGCGTACATTTGCCCGGAAAACTTTTGGGTAATGGTGTTATAGTTCTTACGAAGAAGAAGGTCGTTGTCGTAGTAGTGTCTTAGAAAAGTTAACCTGCTTGCAATGTTCTGCCTCAATTGTTTCAATTTTTCAAAAGCAGGGTCTTCAACCTCCACCTCGACGCCGTATTGAAAATGGGTTGATTGCATACTTGCTGTATCACTGTCAATGCCCTCAAACATTCTAAGTTTATCTGAGTTTATTAGGGTCTCTCTGATGGCGCCGATACGCGGAGAAACTGACTGGCCAAACTTATTTGTTGTAAACAATTCATTTTCGGCCAAAAAATACTGACCGTTGGTTTTTGTCATTGCGTCGCTGAATGCGAAAACTTCCTCGTCTCCAAGAAACTTGACAATTTGACTCTTCCCAAGAACCTCTTTCCCATCCCTGTTTTGTACTTGTCTTTTTTTAACTCTAAAAGAAAATATTCGAGACTCTTTTATCGGAGCTAAAGAAACTCCTCCAATAAAGTCGAGGCTTGAGGCTAGGCTGTGGACCTCAAACAAGCTTTCAAAATCAATAAAAAAGCAGAATCTAGTTTCTCCTTTTGGAGATAGAGTGGTAAAGATGTCTGAAAATATCTTTTGTTTTCCGGAATCTTTTTTTAATTTCTGTGAGTTTGAAAGCTCTATTCTGCTTAAGCCTAGCAGCTTCTCAAGGTCATCTAGGTTTGCTTGGGAACCTTGTGAGCGAGCGATAGATCTAAAATCTTGAAGATTTTGCATATCAAGAAGGGAGACAGTTGTTATCTTTCCCGACAACTCAGCTTGATCTTCAACCCAAGATTTGCCAGTTTCAAACACAAGCTCGCTGCCAAAGCTCGTTTCTTCTTTTATCCTATCAACATCAACCACACAGTGGGCTGCCAAGCCTAAATACTCTTCTTCTTTTTTGAGAGAAAAAACTTTTTCTATATAGAACTCTCCATCTACGAAATTTTCAATATCAAAATCTACTGAGTGGTATCGTTTCATGCTGTTCTTTTGTTTGGTTACGGTTGTTTCTTTGTCCGACTTGAAATAAGTGTAGTCATCGGACCAATCTTTATATGGCCAATTATAACCTGCAATGGTGCCAATGAAGGTTTTGAGATCCGGTGTTATCAGATTCAATATATCTTCACTCGTAGAGACGAAGACTCTTACTTCAAAATATTTCAAATATTTTTCTAACAACTTTGAAGTAAAGTCGGCGTTAGGAGGCTGCTTTATCTTCATTTGCACTTTCACATTCATGCCGCCTTGAACGACACCTGTTGCTGTTGCAGCGCCTGTGCCTTCGCCCACAAAATCTATATAAGGGGACCTTTCTTTTCGCACGGCAAGGGAGCCAGCGTTCAATAAAGTTACTTTAGTTACTTCAACCTCTGGTATAAAAGGGTTCATTGTTTAGTCACATTTTTCCTCGAATTCGTTCGTGTCTATATAAATATTTTTAGATACTTTTTTATCATCAGGATCACATTCAAAATTGTCATCAATGAGAATATTTTTAGTTTTAAGTTTCTTAATCCCAGTGCAAAGAAGATCTGGGTCTATTTCTTTATCTATCGCGACCTCAAAATAATAATCTACATTATTCTCATCAGGCTCATCAAACGGGCTCTTCAAAAAGAAAAGGCTCTGCTCTTCAGAGGAAATAACATTTCCATCATCATCTTTTTTTTCGAACACTTCAAAAAACTCAATATCGAAGTTTTCTTTTTGAAAAGTGCCGTTCTCTTCTTCGAGCCGAATCAATAAGTGTTCTTTGTGAATTCCAAAAACAGAACCATCAGAAAATTCGTCGGATACAAAATCATCTTTGGTGAACATAGTGTCCAGCTCCTGCTGAGTTGCCCCGTCTTCAAAGACCACTCTCTTATATTCAATGTCCGTGTTTAATTGTGGTATCTTTTGTGTCGCAATTCTATTTCTACCCGGTACGTGCGCAGAACTTGACAAGACGGTTGACGCAGATTGCAACTTGCTATTTAAAAAATGCACCTTCCAAGCTGGGATAAAATTATTGTTTGACTGCGAGGTTCCTATTGGTAGTTGGGGTGATTGGAGTTTATCCGCCTTCTCTTGCACTTTTGGCTTGTTCTTGACATCTCCTTGAACTCCCGGCATTAGCTCCTGTTCATGGCCTTTATTGCTTGTAAATATTGCAGTTTCCGCACCTCCAAAAAGATATTGAACCGCAGTTCTTGGTGTTTCTTCCAATATTCTTTCTTCAGCCTTGTTTACGGACTCTGTGTAACCGGCGTATTGGGAATCATAAATAATATCATCATCAAAAAAAGCGTAATATGTTGGTTTTAACTGACCCTTTGACAAAAGGTACTTGCCATATTGCGTCAGTTCAATGTCAAACACTTCTTCTTTTTGGTTTAAAAATGCCATAAATTATTTTCCCTTAAATGGGTCGTTGCCAGGGGCTCCAAGTCCCTTTTTCCCTGCCTTGTCGGCCTCTTTTTTCATGTCCTCTTTTTTCTGCTTTGATGAGGCGGCGTTTATAAGATCACTGATTGGAGGATCTATTTCAACATTAAACTTCTTGCCTGCTTTTTTTATTTTTGCTGCTTTCTTTGCAATGGACTCGACATCAATTGTAACATCGTCCATAACAAAATTCGTGTCCTCAAACTTAACCGAGGCGTCCATTTTAACTAGCTCAACAAGAGAGAAATAATCGTATGGCCAGTTATAGCTGTAATCTGGAACTGATTCCTTCTCGGCGCCTTTTGAACCCACTTCGAAATTAAATTTAAATCTCGCGTCGTCTCTAGAGTCGGCGGTTTTTGTAAAGTAGTTTGTGTTTGCTTTTTGTTTAACCTTAAACAACATCCATTTAGTATTTTTTGGAAACTTTGGAACGAGCGGGTGAACATCTCGATCTTGAAGTTTTTCTTTTGTTGCTAACAGGTCGTGTGTAATTATCTGAGACTGTTGTTTAAAGTCTCGACCAATTCCAACTTGAGTTCCCCCGACCGTATCGTCAGGTGGCAAGTTCTGCCAAATATCAGACAAGTCCTTCTGGCTTAAGTCGTGAGTAAATTCAAATATATACATAGCAAATGGTTGGATATCTTTGTGTGTCAAAAAGTCCAATCGGGGCGGTATAACAAATCTCTGCATCTTACTGACCATATCTACCATTGCTTTATCTGGATCGATGTACTTGTCATCGAACTTTTGATTTGGGTTTCCTGCTAAAGACACCGCTTTTTCGACTGTGTTTCTTGGGATGTTAAAGAATTTCTTTTGATTGGTTCCAAGCTGCCTAAACGGAATAGCAACAACTGCTTCACTAATTCTCTTAGTTGGTGCAATTTGACCGATTTTTTTGTTTTCGAACTTGAACCCGCAAAGATGACCTAAAGAGCCTGTTGATCCTGTCGAGGCAAGATCGTTTGGTGGTCGCCACTCGTCGGGTTCAGCGGCATCGTTAGCAGCACTTATAGTTGTTGTTCCATCTTCTTTTTTATCTCCAAAGACTAAATATTGAACTGGATCTCTAATTTGAAAATAAATCCCCGTATCTTCGGGAATGTCTCCGTATTGTAACCATATCCCGTTAACAACAGAGCCTGTGCCGTGAGTCGGAGTTACTGTGCTCTTATCTTTAAAGTTTAAGACGGGTGTTTCAAACTTTGTTTGAATTACCCACTTTGAAGGAGCGTTGGGGTCGTCTCTAACAAGCTTTGGGGTCCCCGGAAGAGTTTTGTGAGCACCTGCACCGTCAGGAATAAGTTGGGGTGGGCCGTATTCAACAGATTTTACGTTCGTCAAAGATCTAAGGTTTAAACAAGCATCCAATCTCATTTGTTCAGCAGATGCCACAGAATAATAACCACTGCCTTTGTTTCCGTCGATGCAGTTGGCCCAGTGATCCATAGTCGCGAATGTACCGGGAGATGACGCTATTGAAGAATCTGAAGCTTGTTCGATAGCGGTGCCTGCTGAACCTCCATTAGATGAACCAAGAACCCTCCTAAAAGAAATATCTATATTTTCCATTATTTCAGGTAAAGTATATTTTCCCGGACCTTTGTTTGGTTTAAATTTTAATCTGGCGCGTGAAAGTCCGTGATAATATGGGGGAGTATACGGATCTCTTGAAGATCCAGTTATTTTCACTGGAAAAATCCCAGCGATGACGGGGCTCATGTGATCAACAGGTGGGCCAAAACAAGCCCAATTATCACACATCTCCAGTTTTGAATAATTTTTATTAACCGGCTTTACATTATTATAGTACTCGTATTGTGTATCTTGATATGTTGTCTCTCGATACATTAGCACGTCCATCAGGTAAACGTCGACTTCTTCATCAACTATAAAGTGATTGGGACTGTTATCAGGGGCAGAAACAAAGCTTTGTAAATTGCCGTCTTCTAAAAAGAAATCAACAGTTTCTGCCAAAAAATTATGCATTGCAAGTTTATACAGGGGAGACCCGGAGGCGTCCCATTGAACCTCTGTGGAAAGACTTGCTGAAGGGTGGGGATTAGCATCTGGAATAGCTTGTAAAAGCGCTGGCACATTTTCTGGCTCGACCAACGCTTCGAATGGAACTCTCGGTCTTCTGACATATGTTTCTGAACCGCCCCAAAGTACTCCAGTAAGATCATCGTACCACGCACCAGCCGATGATGTGAGCGCATATCGAGTAGGCATGTGATCAATGGGACTTCCTACCTGTCCTGAACCAAAGGGCGCTGAACCCACTTCATTTTTCATAAGCGGCCAGTCAACAGCGACTCCAGATTTAATCGTGTTGTATAATATGCCGGGGGCAAAAAATGGCTGCATAAACGGTCTAAAGCTTCTCTCCCCGCTTATCACACTCACGTTTTCTCCGTAGCTAGAGGAGAATAAGCTGGCTAATTGAACCGTTCTAGTCGCTGGGTAAAAGCCGTCGTAAGGTAACAACTTCATCATCGCGTCCATTCGAAGCGTTAATTTGCTTGTGTGGACTCCTTTATCAACATAATCTTCCTGTACTTGTCCAAAGTATTTCATAAAATCGCTATGACTATAGGTTGTATAGAACTCAGCGTCAGAGCTATCAGGGGTTGAAGATCCAGAAATTGTCAAATAACCCAAGTTCTTTGACCGGAAATTTCCACCTTTTTCGTTAATGTAGTAGGGCATGTGCTCGCTTATTCTGAACTCGGGAAGAACTGAATAGTCTTTTGCCACTCTTCGCATCTCATTGGCAAAGGTTCTGTAATCAACCGTAAACGGTTCTTTTCCAGCCTGTTCGGCAGTCTCCCATTTCTGCGAGGAAACAAAAATTACATTATCGGTGTTGTGGGCGCTTCCACCCCAATCCGGATAGTCCCATCTCGGATAATTTAAAATAGGAGATGGACATAAAAAAGCGTGTGGATTTTGTTCGCTACCTATGTTGCTGACACCGTGATAAATCGTGTAATTGTTCTGTAGTTCTCCTGCGTAACTTGACTGGCTTAGACTGCTCGTGGGACTGCTCGTAGCCCAGTCTTTTCTCTCGTCAAGAGCCCAAATACTTTGTTTTGGAACCGTGACACCTTGAGAGTTTACGAAATTTGTTTGTTCTCTATCTGTTTTATTCTCGCGCCAAAATGGACATGTATATGAATCTCTTCCTCGAATCTTATCTAAGAAAGTGTGTTCTTCTTTTGGAAATACCGTCTCTCGGTGAGTGACATAATTCAATTCTTTAACTGCATTGTATTCTTTATCAATCTCATCTGTATAAAGAAGATAATTTATTTGATCGTACATTTGCTTGTCGGGATTTGGCTGGATGCCTAATCTCTGCTCGATTGAAATTTGATTGTCTCTTTTTACAAACTGAGTTAAATTATTAGCATACGTGTGCTTTACAACCGCCTGCCTAGTCTCTAAGAGCTTGGAAGCATCTTGTATTTCAAGATTGTGGATCATTGGATGATACTTTGTGGTTATCATCGGCTCTGTGTAGTTTGTAATTTCATCTTCTCTAAAATTAAAAGATAACGTATTATCTTTTTTATGTCTTCTCACAACTGGGTGGTTGCCGGTTCTTATTTGTTTCCACGAAGGCCAGCCGTATGGACCTTGACGGTGAAGGATCAGGCCATTTAGGATAGAGGGGACACCCGCATAAAGAGGTGGAGCATCTTCGGTTTGTTCGTCGTTGGTTGGCTCTCCCTTTATGTAAGTTTGATTCACATAGTTTGCCTCAACCATGCTCGAAACACCGGCTAAATTTACTGTTTTTAATGTTTCATTTCCTAAAAAGTTTTGGCTGCCGGTTATTGGGTCGACTATATTGTGATTAAGGCCCACAAAGTCTACAAAAGTAAAATTACTAACGTCATCGTTAGTGTGGACTTGTCCCTCGTAGGTTCCCCAATATCGCCGGTTGTTGTCGTCATATCTATAACTTCCAAACTCACTACCAGTTAACACCACAATATCTGTTGAGGCTAGACTTGCATTTGAATAGTTCGGCTGTTGATAGCCTACTGGACCTTTTGTCGCAGATGCCGTAACCCACGAATATTGCATATCGCTCTGAGGGATTGGGCGTTGAATAAACCAGTTGTCATAATTTGACGCAGTGTACGCATTCCAAGAAAGATGAACGTGATCTCCTTCAACATTTCCTGTTATCTCCAGCCTGCGCTGGCGATTTCTATAGGTCTTGTGATATGACGCTGAAGAGAATGTCGCTTTTCCTGCATCGCCGTTGTCAAAGTGTGTTCCAAATCTTCCCGAAGGCTTTTGATGAAGGTCGTTCAAGTGATTTCTTACAATGGAATTTCTCCAAGGAAGCGCATTGTTTACCGCATATTCTTCAGCAACAGTGTCTAAAAATCCGCGACCATTTATTTCAGGACCGCCGGGAGCAGAAAACCTCTCAACAAAGACTGTTTTATTTTTATCCGACAAGGATCTATCAGGAAGAGCAAAATCATAAGCACCCGACATCTCATAGGACCTGACGGAAGTAATTTCTGCTATTCCCTCATTTTTTACAAAATATCTGTTGTTAATTGAGCGGCCAGATGTTTGAACAATCTCGTAATCGTGAGCATAGTTTCCAATAACTGTCGGAGAAACTCCTGTATCATCTCCAGATGCTACGCTGCCGGTTGTCATTTGAATATTTCTAATATTTACGGGGCGTTTTGCCATCACGTCTCGATAATAAGGGGCATATGCCACCGTTTTATCTAAAGTGCCATCGTTTTTTTGGTCTGGGCTGTGAATTTCAAAACCCGTTGCTGTCTTTTCAATTCTCCAAGCCTCGGGCCTTGTCTGTTCGTTGTCGAAACCAGTATTTATCTTTGCGTGTCTGTGTTGGAGACCTCCGACGTGTTTCTCGGTAAAGGGCCCCTGCATTGGACGCTCTTTATCTGGGCCGTAAACATCATTATGAAGGTTTACAATCTCAAGACTTTCATTCTCCCAAAAAGTGCCGGGATTCTTTGAGACAGAGGTCTTATATACATTAAAGAAGGATGCAATCTTATCTTGTATCGCTTCGTTGGAAAATTTCCAAGTTTGTTTCGTTTTTGTTGTTAGTGCTGAGTTGTCACTGTGCGAGGCTGTTACATTCCATTTATCGAAATCACCAAACGCCTCTGCTATCGTTGAAACTAACACATCAGCCGATGCGTTGCCGACTCTCCAGTAGTCAATCTTTTTATTTTTTGAAAAGTTTGTACCTCCTCGAAGGTCTCGCGATAAGCTAGTTGAGAATCTGTAGGGTTTGCTAAATTTTCTAATGGCGTAGGTGGAACCCGAAACGTTTACGGTTGTGTACGCATTATGAATCTTTTCTTTATTGTCGTCGACGGCAGTGTTACCGGAAGACAGAACGCCTTTGCGATCAGCGCGATCTTTCCACCAGAGGTGATTATCACCCTGGCTTGAAACACCGGTAAAATTTCTCACGGTTGTATTTGCTAGAGTGCTTGTTATTGTTGTTTCACCGTCGAATCCGGGGCGAACTTGTGTCATTGTTAGTAATCTGCCGGGAGACACAGAAGTGCTCTCTAATATTATTTTTGAGTTGGATACACCATTGTTGTGACCAGCGGCGTGGTTTATCGCGCCCATCAACTGGGTCACATTGTCGGTGGGGGCACCAGAAGCATCGAATTCGTTACTGGCATAGTCATTTGCCGCTTTTGCTGTATAGGTTTTAGATGTGCCATCTGTTGAGACAATTGTCACGCTTTCCGAACCGTCAGTTGCGGTGCCCGGATTAACGAAAAACAATGATCCCACCGCGTTGTCTGCACTGTCCACAGGCGCGTGTCCGTGTTTCCAATCATACATCAGTTCATTAACGCCTGCAACGTTTGCCTCTGGGTCGGAACCTTTGAATTCTAGAGTTGGAAACTTATGATGATATTTATTTCTTTCAAGAACATGGCTCTCAACAATTGTTTGAACTGTTTTGTCTGAAAAATCTGCGGACACAGGTACAAGTTTTCTTAACATCTCCGATAGAGCGCCATCCATCCACTTGTAGAAATCAAGATACTTTTCGATACTCGGGGTATTGTTCACTCTTTCAAAAAATAATTGTCTTAATTTTTCTAATTTTTTATATTTTTGTCGATACTTGTCTGCAGGTTCACCAACTATGTTGTTGAACGCGGCAATTGAAGAGAACATGTTCAGCATCTCTTCCGAGATCGTTGCATACATGCTTTTTTCAATCGTTGTCCTAGTTCGAGAAGGTCTCGTGTTTCTGGTAAACCTTTCATCATCTCGGGAAAGGACTTTTACCGTGTCTGAAGAGAGAACAATCTCCGGGAGTTGTTTTCTCGCACTTAAAATATACTCAGAACCTTGAACGGTTGGCTCACTGCCATCAAAATTGTCTCCCCGGCCAGTGTGCTGTTTATCAAGAGCATTTCCCAGCCAGCCGTATCGAACCTTTGCAGATCCCGACGAAAAGTCATCTACGACAAATTGGCCTGCGGCATCTGACCCTGTAACTCTGCTAAAGTCCCAGTTCAGTGCCAGTGTTTTTATTTCTGGAACCTCTGCCGCAGTCAAGGTCTCTTCTGTTAGAAACGCATTTTTAATTGGATTTTCTGTGCCGTAGTTTTGTGCATCAAAAGCATGTTGTTTGATAACAGCGTCAGTGAGATAAGTGTTCCAAAAGCGCAAAGAACCTGCTTTGATGTCCGAAGCTGTCAGCACAGAGCCTGTGAAATTTTGACGATGAGCACCTGCATAAAGCCGTTTTGGGCTTGTCAATATTTGATATCCCTCTTCTTTGTTAATTGAAGCTGAGACTGAAAACTCGTTATCCACTATATCCAAAGTTGAGTTGACGCCATAAAATTCAACGTCGTAACCTCTCGCCGAGTCGGGACCGTCTGTTGAACCGGAAATAGCAGGAAAGCTTTGATATTTATTCGGCTTTAGGCGAACGGCAAAGTTCCATTCTTTATTGTCAAAAACATTTTTGAATTTTGGACTTTTTAACTTCGGAATCAGACCGCCGGAACCGCTATCGGTGCAGTTCAATAAGAAGTATGCATCTTTTGTAAGATCTCCTGTGACCACATCAGTGGTTCGAACCGCATAAACTTGAAAGTTTGCATAATTGTGTGTGGCCCAAGCCGTAGAGGTGTTTTCGATGTCGTTCGCAGTGTGCATTCCAAACAAAGAGCCTGATTTTATGTCAACCTGATCTCCAAAATAAACACTCTGTCTAAGAACTTTCTTAGGAAAGAATACTTCAGATTCTACCGTGAGTGCGTGACCTGCACCTTCTTTGGTGGAAGTTAATGTGTTCGTACCTGCTAAGAAAGATGTGGCGTTGGGATTTGTTGTATCTTTATACTGATAAACAACCGCGCCAGTGTGATTGACTTTATTAAAGTTAATATATTTTTTAACATCAGTTTTTGATGCATAGTTGTCTTTAAACTCGAACGCCTCGTCTGAAGCATATAAGTTTATTTTATATATCTCGTCATCTACGCCGAAGCAGCGCATCATGTTCCTAAACGCTTTCTCTGTACCTTTCGATTTGTAAATGTGTGTCAGGTTATTGTAAACATTTTTATAAATTAAGTTTTTAACTTCGTGAAGTCTCTTTTCGAAAACCCTCTCTTCATCTCGGGACTTATAGTATTCTAAAGCCGAAGCAAGATCGAACAAGTCCGCTTCCAGCGGCAAGCCAGAAGAATCCAATATTCGATCCATAAAAGCAGGGGGTGTAAAACTGCTACTGAGGTATGACGTATCTCTCAATTTTGGCAAATGATCCATCTGAAGCGACAAGTTATCAAAATAATTTGAAATAACCTGAATCATCTTTTTAAGTGTGTTTCCTCCGACAGTTTCATCCTGTTCGATAATCCAAGTTGGAATACTGTGGATTATGGACGTGGTGTTTCTAAAATCATATTCTCTACCCTCGGCAATCTTTAGATCTTTATATGAAGCAACTTTTGGATGATTAGAGCGAATAATTGGGTCTCTAAATTCTTTGGCACTGGCGCTAGATTCCATAATTGCAGAACCGGTCGCTCTTGAACTTGTCGAATATCCTGTCCAAGTTCCGTTTGAAATTCGACCAGAATAATCTAAAACAACAGAATCGTATGAACCTGTGCCGACAATACCTTCATTAAATTTATAATACACACCTAGATCTGTATTTGCGTCGTCAGTGTTGGTGCCGCCGCCAACTTGATCTCTCCAATAAGTTCCAATTTGTTTTGCAGTTCTTTCATTTTTCCAAAATCTGAACTCGTCAATAGAACCTGAAAGTTTACCGTATCCGTCGATTCTCTCTGCAGAAGAGAGGGCACCTGCTGCGGTGATGTCTAGGGCTGGGAGTCTGCAAGCGCCGATATTGGCGATCAAAGACCCTGTTATTTCATTCACCTTTCCACTACCGGCGTCCGCAGAGGACAGGGAGGTTATAAACTCGCCATCTTTATAAAACGTTGTTTCAAGGTTTGAGCTTCCGTTTCGAACACTAACGGCGTAATGGTGCCACTTGTCATCGAGAGAAGCGATAAAATCGGCTGAATTCACCGTATTGTTCACTGAACCTGACTCAGTAACCACAGTTATCTTGCACGTTGATTCACTTGTGAGGAACCCGATAAAAAATCGACCATACCCAGTCGAGCTATAGTCCCCGTTCCAAACATCAAAAATGGTCTCTAGACCTGTTAAGGAGTCAGAAACTTTAGCAGCTTTTTTCATCCAAAACTCGACAGCAACACCTTCATCAAAATTTAAAGCTAAGTTAGATGCTCTTTTTTTAGAGGTATCATAAATATTTGCATTAGTATAAGGCGCTCGATCAATTTCACCAGAATGAGGACCACCCTTAATCTGTATATACTCAGGATTATCTGTGAGACCAAATGAGTTAACTTGTGAGCCAACCAACGAGCCCCAGCCAGAAGGTGAGAACAGGGCGTATCCAGTTGTTCTTGGATATTCATTATTAAAGACGTGTAAATCTAAAAATGAAGAACTGTGTTCCCATTCCAATTTCTCGTGCAAAGATCCGTCATAAGGATAGGTGTTATAAATTCTTTCAATTGCGTCGGTGTAATAGCTCTCTGCAGATCCAAATTTTACAAAATTCTTAGGATCTTTAAAGTCGGTTGGAGGGATAAATCTTTTTTGTATTTCTTTGTATGTATCGAGATACTCAACAGACTCTACATCCTTACCTATATCTTCTTTGTTTAGGTCTTGAATTGTCTTTACATTTTGTTTTTCGCTGAAGAGATCTTTAATACTCATTTCTTTACTTCACCCTAAACTTAAACGTCTCTGGTTGTTCGTTGTATTTTTGCCCATCGTAATATAAAAAATTAATGTTGTATGTGTGATTCTCTTGTAAAAGATCACAATCTAAGTCAAAATAACTTCCACTGATATCATATGAAAGCCGGGTGTGATAAGCGCTACCCGTGCCATAATTGATCGCGGTCAAGTTATCATTAGCTCTTGTTACTTTATAATAAACATCTTCAACAACCTCGGACGGAATTGTGGTAGTTGCTTTTGTGTAGATTGTGGGACACCAATCTTTTTGGCGTGCAAATACTTTTAATCTTACTTTTTCTTTTTTCAAATACTCCGATTTTAAATTCTGTATTGAAAAGACATATCTTGAGTCAGAATTGTTACTAAGAACGCCCAGTTGGCCATATTGTTTAACCGCAATCGCAGAGCCTGTATATATTTCAGTCGAAGGTGACCAAGTTTTTGAAGTTGACCAAACATCGTAGAGTGTGGTTTCCGACCCTGAGTATGGGAAAGATGCGCTGTAAATGCCTGTGGCAACCCAAGAACCTGTCACGATTTTATTGCCATCGGCGACAACCCCACCACCGTCTGGAAGTCTTTTTCTTTCTCCGCCAAGAGACGGATAAACGCTTAAATATATTTTTGTATCTTTATCTTGCGTGTTGCCCAGTCCCGGTATATTAGCAAGCTTTCCTCGGGCGCGATTGTATAGATATAGTGTGTTTAGATTATCGGCTGCTGGCGCAAGAGAACTGCTTAGATAGAAATTTCCTCGATTATCTTTTCTGGAGGAATCCCAGCGCGCCTCAATAACAGGGCGCTTAAAGAAAAACTCTGTTCCTCTTGTAAAAAACTTCTTTGTATAATATGATCTTTGTTCTGAGGCGTGGCTCGCTTTTAAGAAAACCCCTACGCCATAATTTGATTTAGATCCGAGCACGTTTCCGGCGCTATTCATCCACTGCTCGACCAAAGTTGTAACATCCAGTTCAATATCTTCCGTTCCCTTGTCGAGATAGACATCAAAAGACGATGACAAATCCCAAGAAGCAGTGTGGAAGTCTCCACCCTGAGATGTCCATGAAGTATTTGCAGCAGAGCGCTCCCAATTTGCCCCCACGTCATCATATGTTAGGTCTGAATAGTCTTCCATGTCAAGGCCGACACCTTCTTCCCAAGATCGAGAGACCGCAGCAACAGTTAAGGAGAAGTTGGAAGGGAGTGTTTGTGAATGCTTAGCATTGTACAGTCTTAAATAAAAATTAACGCTCCCGCTTACTGGGATTTCTCCGCTGGCGCGATCCGTGACCATTGTTGTGTCGGCGGGAAACTTATATAATGCTCTTGCGTTTTCATATGCAACTCCCGAGGAATTTGAAACCTGACCGTAAACAGTGAAGACCTCAGAGATATCTGAAGCGCCCATGTTAGATCCAGTTCCGCGAGTTGACAAATTAGCTGCAAATGCGTCTGTTATTGTTGTGTCTGCTATAGAAAGATATCGTTTGATTGCCATTTTTAAACTATTGTACCTTTAATGTCTGCGTCTGGGTATTTTATTTCAAAGATTATGTTCTCTTCAGCGAGAATATACCTGCCATCGAGAGAAGTATGGTCTTCAATATCATAATTCAAATCTGAGTATGCGCCGCCTGACTTATTGATGATTTCGACATCAACAACGTCCAAGATTCCGGGGACCTGCTTTAAGAGAAATAAAATATCACTTTTACTTATTGCTTCTCCAATATTATAAGAGCGTTCTATAAAGCCCTCTTTTATCCTTGTCACTGCGGCAGCAAGAAGGTCATATTTATTGTTTCCGGGTTCCGAAATTGCCTTGAATTGAATACCAAAGTTAGCAATTTTTGAATCTAGAATGTCAACAGTATCGTTAATCATTTTATAATGATTTATCCAAGTTTTTAAATTTTCTTTTATAGTTTGATTTGTTGCCACTAGCTTACCATTGTAATCTTCTGAAATAACATATAAATTTAGATTTCGCCTTAAGGAATCTGTATCTTGTACCAGGGCCGCTCTCTTGATTGCCCCAAATTTTTTCGGCATTCTATAGGTCAAGCTTTCGTAATCCTGTTTCGTGACTGCTCGATTTTGAGAAGCATAGCTATCAATGGCGCGGACCCTAAGCTCTTCCGAGGACAACTCTGAAACGTTTCCAATGATTGGCTCTTCGTTAATAGCTTCAAGGCTTGAGACCACGGAAGCAACCTTTGCAGGTGTTAGTGTCTCTTGAGATGGAAACTCAAACCTCGGATCTACAACCTCTTTTATGGAGTTAGTGACCGCGTTTGAATTCTCGCTTGTATTTACGCGATAAACTATTGTCAAGGTCGTGTTCGCTGGGGCGATTCCCATCTTGTCATTTCCTATAAGATTAACAGGGTCAAAAGAGGTATCGACAATATGATCTCTACCGTGCTGGTCTAGAACGACTTTATTCGGCTCTAAGTAGCCTAATTTCTCTCCCTCTTGTCCATATCCAAATTGTAGAATCGTTCTCGAAGGTTCAGACTCAACAGTAAAGCGCCTTGGAACAGAAACGGGTCTCATAATGTTAGGTGCGGTATCTCTGTTATCTCCGGTATTAATCACGGGAACAAACACTACGTCCTGTGAGAGATAATCCACTTCGAGATAATCCTTTCCAAGATCATCCACAACCGAAACGATTTCGGATACATTCTGAGCATTTAGCTCCACCTTTCTGAACCTTTCAAACGGACCAACCTTCTTTTCTTCAACTGCCAGTTCACCAGAAATAATTCTCCCCTTTGCTCTAACTGCAAATGAAGTGGGAACGCCGGTTGTCGAATTAACATTTGCAACAACAACTTGATTGTCAGAGTTTTTAAAATCTACGTCTTCCAGCAAAGTAAAAACGTTGCCTGTTGTACTCGAAAATTTACTTCCCCTCTTAAGAAAGGGCATGTAGTTCGTATCTGGGCCTGTACCTACCGTTGTGACCGGAACTAATACATAAAAAGTTAGAAGACCGGTGGAGGTTGATGTGGCTCCTGCTCGATAACCCGATTGGCGTGCAAGTTTCCAAACATTTTCATACTCAATCGCAGTAGACAAAAACGATTCATTGGCCTGATAGTCTAGATAGAAAGACAAAATATCACCGACGTAAGCAACGGTGTCCATCATTAACGAACCAAAGGAAGCCTCATTAAAATCTTTATACGTTGTTGGATAATATTGTTTTGCGTAGTTGAGCAAATCTTCTCGAATTGATTGGAAGTCGCGGCTCGTATATTTTATGGCTGGCTTTTTGGGTGTCTTGGGCATTCGGCCTTTTCCTTTTTCTTCTCTATAATTAGTCTAAAAATTTAGTTATTTCTAATATTTCCACCAGATCTAATGGAATGATTTTAAATGTCACCGACACTCGTAAATAATGTGGGTCAAGCTCATCGGGCAGGGCATGATTCCCGCCGCCCCGATTAAACGAGATATCATGAATCTCAATAAACGGCATATATCTAAGCACTTGCTCCTGTATTGCGTGCGATATGCTGTCTTGAGGGGCATTTTCAAATAAGAATTGATACAGGCCAACCCCAAACTCAGGGTCCATCATTCTCTCTCCGGGAACCGTTAATAACAACATTTTAAGATTCTGGGTTATGAACTCTTTATATGTTTTATTTAATTTGTAAAATCCGTCTACAGAATCAACTGTTAGCGGTAAATGAGGTGAATATCCTTGGGCCATTATCTTTTTTCCTTTAAGTTAAATATTATTTGCATTTATTTTTCATTATTAGAACCAAGTTTTTTTGGATGAAGTAACCTCCTCTGGTGGGGTTAATTTCCATTTGCCAAACTGTCCCTTGCCTTCAGAATGTTTCCACGCCGGATTGTCTTTGCCGAGCGATTCATTGGCACCGGCCTCTATGAGAGGCGACTTAGAGAAATAATAAGCTGCAAGATAATAAGGAGACAAGTGTGGTAAATTAATCCAAGAGCCCTGAGTGTAGGCGCTATATTTTTTAAAGCCATCTGGATGGAAGACTTGAAACTCGCCTAGTCCGCCCCTATACCCTTTGAACGCTTGTGTCTTTCCATCATCAGAGAAGTCTGACGGCGATAGCGGTGCTCTTGGGCGACCAGCGGTTGCCCCAATACCGACCAGCGCAATGGAAAGCTGATCGTCGAGACTTTTCAAAGCTATATGTTCCTTATATATTTGCGCCTCGAAACCCTGCCATATCGACCTGTGTGTATCTGCTATAGAAAGACTGCTGTGGATAAGCGAGGGGTAGCCGTGTTTCACGGGTCCCTTATCTTCAACAACCATTGGATGTGCGTTGTAGTGACCGAAGTTCATTCCTGCATATTCGGGATCTCCCCACTGTATCGGTGTAGCTATATTTTTACCGGCGTGTTCAGATATTTGCGGTTGTGAGATATAGAGAAAATCAACAGGCCAAGGATTAAACTTGTCAACGCCGAGAGTATATTTGTAAGAATTAAATTTCAAACCGCTCAAAAACCTTGCCAAAGCATTTCTTAATTCAACGAGTCCAAGGTCCATCTCGGGCCACTCTTTACCCGGCAAATAGATTCCCTGTTGAAGTTCCGGATTTTGCATCATAACTCCGTAATATCCTTCAAGATATTCACTTACAAAAGAAAATATATTATAAGACTCCTGTATCTTTCGAGGATATCTCTTAAGCATGTAGTCGCCTTCGTAAGTGCCTGGGTTGAACGAACTGGCATTGAGGATGGTGGAGACTTCATCCTGATAGTCCGTTGTCTCCGTGTCAATCCCAACAGTTTCAATTCTCTTGTCCCCAGTCAGCACATATCCGTTTTGAATGTAAATGGTATCACCGTTTTGCTGTGCCCAGTCCATCGAACTCATTCCGTACTTGGATATAATATCGTGCATATGAAAGTCTAGGAGTGTCCTCTGCTCTTCAAAAGACAAGGATGGCCAGAACTTTTCTGTGGCGCCTCCGGGCTTTTTATTTGCAGCAAGAGCATCAGCAGCTTTTTTAAGAATGTCTTTGGAAGCGTTTATTTTTGCAGACAGTGTGTCAAAACACTGCTTCTTTATCTCGTTTTCGGTGCGATCTTCTTCTCCTGTTGGATCTGGACCTAGAAGCTTTGCCGCAATGCCAATGGGTGTTATTGGACCAATGCCACCTTGCCAAATCCAATTGGACCTCCACGTTGGGTCGACCATGCTCGCCAACATTTGCAAAAGGAAAATGGGCACATCTTCCCAGTCGATACTTATTGTCTCCCACCAAGGCTTGATATCAATTGAGTCCTCAATATCATCGAGCATTGGTTCTTCGTACTGTCCAATGTTGCTGATAACATCTATCAAAGATCCGAGATGGGCTTTTGTGGCGTTGAAAATATCCACAATCTGCGGATAAGCCACGTCAAAAGCAACGATGTGATTTGCGGTCATTGCGCTAAAGAATCTATCCATTTTGAAAACACCATCAATTATAGCCTTGCCCTCGGGACTGTTTTCGATAGCATCTCTCATATCGCCGCTCGTTCGCTGATCTGTAGCTCCTGTAGTGGTTTTGACTTTGAAATAATCAACTGAATCTAAAAGAAGGTGATTGTCGGCAGTGTCCTCTCCCACAACATCGATAAACTTGGTAGAGGGAGCAAATGGTGATTCAGACTCATCAATAAGAGGCAGGACCAAAAATCTTTCTCCGCCGGTATGCACCTGTTCTAGCATTAAAACTTTTTCTTCTAAAATCTTATCTCTTATCTTCTGGGCTTTTAGCATGGTAGCGAAACCATCATCTTCCGCAATGATGCTGTCTAGATAGTTGTTATATTCTTCTTCTATTTTTTTAAAATTAACATCGCTATTCTCAGACACCACCAAGCTAAGGCGAACACCAAACTTTATTGGCTCAAAATACGTCGTGTAGGGCAAGTTGATTAGCGTCTTATATATTTGTAAATTAATGTCAATCCCAGTGTTTCCAGCGGGTTTAGTGAATTTTGGATCACTTTCAGATAAACCTTCAAATCCGCTTTGATTGACCGATATCCTTTTCATTCTTGGGAAATGAACTTTGGCGCGATCAAGATTTATTTTTCCTCTGTGACTGTAATTTGCATCGGGAAACTGATTGTGAGCAAATCCGCCGAGCATCCACTCCAGCGTTGATTTTGTATCAGGGTCGGCAACTTCTATTAATTTCTTTAGTTGATCCTTTGTTCCCTCTGGCAACTCTCTTGGAACTATCTCAACATATCTTTCAAAAAACAAACCTCCGTCAAAACCCTTCTCTCTAATTCTTTGAAATCTCGGGTAAACTGGGTGGCCTTTCTTTGGTGCTGTTTCTATCAGTCTTCTGGGAATTCCTCCGTCAAGCAGTGTTGGACCAGCGTTATTGACTCCGAAAGGCATTTCAACAAAATCACTGTACGCAATACGACTAAAAAATCTTTTAGGATCAGATCGATCAAAAACATTATCTTGAGGCAGTAGGTGCTTCATCTTTTCTTTATAAAGCTCTTTTATCTCTGGCATTTCTTCTTTTGCCAAGAAGAGCAGAGCCTGACTGCCTGTTCTTACTTCAATTTCTTCACCTGTTAGCGGATCTTTCAAAGAAACGTTTTCTATTTTTGGGCCTTCGCCACTTTCAACAATATCAAGTGCGGAATTGTATTTCATTTTCTTATCTTTCATCACTTGAACAATTTGAGCATCTTTCAGGGCAGAATCTTCTTTAGAGTCGATAATGCCGATGGCAATCCGCTGGGCTGTTCTGGAGATTCTTTCTTGGGTGCTTATGTTCTGTCGTTGAGAGCCTGTTTTTAGCATGTCCTCGCCGAGTTCGGTGGCAATCATCTCTTGCACCACCTGACTATTGAACACATTTTCAAAGTCAAACAACGAGGCGGCGAAAAGAAGCTTTAGGAACACTTGAATAGTTTGAAGTCTTGCGATCATTTCAACCACCGCTTCCTGCATTGCTTGTGCTTCTGGATCTTCTACCTTACATTGTAATTCTTCTCTTCTTTCTTTAACCTTCGCAACGAAAGTTCCAGCGTTCATAAAGTCTGGGTTGGCTCCAACCTGTTCCGAATAGGGTTGGCATTGGCCGTCTTTTGCGACAATTGGGGATAGCGGGGGCGACCCACTTTCTAATTTTAAGCGTTTAAAAATATTTCGTTGAAAAAATCCACTATCCTTTGTTTTTTCCAAGAAGCGCTTATACACTTGAATAATAACCGCCTCATATAAGTCATCAAACTCAGAGGTGGCAAGAACAGTGTTGAAAAATTTATCACTGCTGGTCTGGTCGCTGAATATAGACTTTAACGGACCTTCTTGAACCATCTTCTTCAGATCTTCGGCTGCTGTTGTTTCGCTTTGTTCCAGCTCTCCTGTTGTTGCAATTTTTGTAAACAGGGCATCATTATAATTGGGATCAATATAAACAACATCTGTTCGATATTCTCCGGGGTCGAGAGTGATCATTTGCGGCACTCCAAGTTCATCAAGGTCGTTCGGGTCGAGAAGCGGAATCACTTTTGGTTCAGTAGATCTGTTTTCGTAGTATGTTATTTTTTTTGCTTTTGCTTTAAATGAAATTTCAAAACCCTCAACATAGTCACCTTTATGAAACTTTAAATTCATATCTTCAGGGTCTAACTGTTGTCGCAATTCTTTTGCAACAAGAAGATTTCCTTCTGGCGAAACAATTCCGGCAGCAGTGTTCATTTTGAATGCCATGTTCTTTGCCTGTGTGCTGCTTGGCTCTGGATCATCTCCAAATGGCAAAATCATAGAAACGAGCATGTCTAGCCACGTGCTTACTGAGTCTCCGAAGGTTTGGTGACCAGCATCAGGATCTGTGGCGTTAGCATCTTTCCACGGAGTTGATGAAGACATAATCATTTTTTTATATTTTTTAACATCCTTGTTGAAAGTATTTTCTACCTCTTCGAAAAGACCTCTTAACATCTTGTCGAAAGAATATGCCATTGAAGGTTGTTGTAGTTTGACAATTCCATTTGGAGCATCTGGGCCACAAAAAAGCGGTGGGAGCAAGTTTTCTAAATATTTTGGATCAGCTATCCACGGAATCATGTCCTTGATAAATACGGTGTTTTCTATTTTTTCTCTGTCGATTGCTTTTTTAGCCTCGTCAGGTCCAATTTGATCGGCCAAGTGTTTTTCTTTTGCTGCGTAAGGGTCTGGGTTAATGCAACATTCTGAATAAAGTCTTTTTCTCTCTTCGTGTTCTTCCACAAGTCTTCGACAAGCCGATGGATCAACTACAGCGGAAATAGATTTAAATATTTTTTCGAAAAGTATCCTACGTTTCAAAAGAGGGAGCAAATTGGGATGGCTCTCTTGGACCAGAAGCTCAATCCTTGATCTCAGCGCCTGTGACACTTGACCGCCCATCAGCGAACACAACTCACTCACTGATAACTTCTCGGACAAATCGTCAAAAAAGTCTGTAAAGTCAACAAATGTTATAACATTCTCCGTTGATCCAAGTTCCGCAGTCACATCTGCAATAGCTTTGGCAAATTCTTCTGGGGAGGCGTTTTCTCGAATGATATCGTTTATATTCCCCTGATTATAGGGTGAATCCTCTGGGTCTGAGTTAATGAGGTCGCTGTCTGCGGATTCTGAGCAATATTGATCAATTTTTCCTATAATCCGCTCGATGAGCGACATAAGAATGTCTCTCACAACATTCAACATTATTTGCACGACCATATCGCCAATTGCGCCCAAAAAGTCAATAATTGGAAAGTCTGCCATAATAAAGACTCTGAGTCTTTTCTTCATAGATCTCCACAACTTTTCTTCGTCTATATCTTCTTTAATCAGTTGCCATATTGCCGGTATTAATAAGATTAAAGCTGCGCAAATTGCCACTCGTTCGGGTGATGATGTTTCGAGACCACTGAGGATATTCTTCAGGCCCTTGTCTAGCTGTGCTTTTACATCTTTAGAGCCAGCCTCCTTCATAAACCCTGTTGCATCTGCTTTATCAACTGTCGCAACCACTTTGTTGTCTGTTGCTGCTGAAATCCACTGGCCTGATTGCGCTCCGACGAGCATGGCCTTCATGTCGTCAAGCTTCTGTCTCAAAAAGGCTGCTGTTTGAGGATCTTTCTTTTCTAGCATCGGCAAAAGTTCTTTCTCAGCCTTTTCGAGACCTAAAGTTTCAATTGCGTACCCACAACCAGCGTCTAAATAGCCTGCCAGATCTGTATATTTTGCTAAACATTTAAATGCGATGCCGATGAGTTCTGCAATACTGACTTTGTGAAGCATCTGACCGAACATGTCTTCAACAGATTGAATCCTTGTCATTCTTTTAGAAAGGATCTGTCCTCCAAAGATTCTCTCGCCGATCAAGTTGTATGTAGCGTCAGCTTGTCTATTGATATTGTGTAAAAGTTTACCGGAGATTCGACCATCTGGGTCTGCAAATACATCATTCAGACCTCCGGGTGGTAAGCCAAAGTTTATAATATCGTCTAAAACTTCAGTGACAGGTCCTCCAACCGGCTTTATTTCAGGAAAGGGGTAATGAAAATCTTTAAGAAAGTCCGACCAGTGATATAATTTAACACCTTCGGGGGAGCCTATCTTGTCTAAAATTTTTGCAGATTGGTGGAGGTAATGTAACACTGTCGAGTCACCAAGAACGACACCAACTGGAGGGATTCCGACCTCAAAGTATTCAGCCTTGACTGCATCGCCTGTAACAAGCACACCTTCGTCGGTTGAACTAACTCCCTTTCCAACTCTTTTATTACTTATGGCAACAATTTTCCAATTTTTATCAATTTGAATTTGAAACTGGTCTTTGAGGTCGTCATTAAGATTTGGGGCCACTCCTTTATATCCCTTCTGCTGTTCTAGCAACGTCTGAAAGGCTGATGGGAAATCTCGTAACTTGTCGGCATAAATTGCTAAATCTACCGGGGTTGTCATTGTTTTGCTTTTTTTAATTTCTTTTTGATAGGCTTCCAAAATTGAAGCGACAACGTTCAGATCTCTTGCAAGGCCCGAGGGGGCCAGTCCAAATCTTCTGGCGATTCCCCCTGACCAAAACACAATTGGCTCTTTCTGAGTAGTTTCTTTTTGGGTTGCTAAATGGGCTCCAAGTTTGGCTGTGTCTTTTTTAAGTTCTGTCTTAACATTGTCGTGAACAAGAATTCTCCAAACTCTTTCTGCCGAGGGTATTGCAATGTAGTTTTTGGTCCCCCAATCAAGGCCAAATTCGGTTCTTATTGGGAAAGTCTCCATATTGATAATTAACCAGTTTGCAAATAGGTCAATCTGTTTTAAATTCGCGCCCAAATCACTTTCAAGTTGGTTTTCACCCAGTTCCTTGAGGGTTCCCAACGTCGCTTCCTCTTCATACCAATCTTTCTTTTCAATTTGAGCCATATCAATTGTCCAGTGTTTTATAAATCGATGAAGGGCAGGAACTCGTGGATCCTGAGTATTTGGAACCGGATCACCGGACATATCTTTGTTTCTGTACCATTTTCGACCACTGTCAAGACTGACACCTCCGCCCTCAATCTTGCCAAGACTGCTCCAAGCATTAAGCTTTTTTTGCACCCAATCAGAGCCCACTTTTGCTGATGTTCGGACGATACATGCCCAATAATTTTCGCCGTCGATATTGAGAAGTTCTATCGTTCCATCTGCCTTATCCATCCAAGGTTTTTGAGCATCAGAAACGATGGGAGCAATGGCTGGATCTTTTTTAATGTTTTCTTCTGTTATTTTAGCTTGGTCGGCTTCAACTGTGTACCAGACGCCCACAGATTTAACAACTAATTTTCCATCGGTATCGACTTCCGGATCTGGGTCGTTACCTGCGCCATACCCACCAACATAATCTGGGTGGCTTGGGTCACAATTATGAGGTTGGCTCACTCCAGCGGGGGTTGAATTGGCTGCATTTTTCAATTCCAACAGGTCAACCGCGTCAGCAAAAGGACCACCTTTGACAGCAACCTCGCCGACTTTTACTTTCGTAAGTTTTAAAGCCTCCCTGTACAACAACTCAACGTCGATTCCCGGATCAGGGGCAGCTTTCCCATCTGCAGCAGCCGCACTCCAAGCGTTTGTGACGTTTTGTATCTGTTGTTTGTAATCTATTACATCTATCTTTATTTCTATTGTATTTGTCATTTTTATTAATTTGTCGTATTATGTGTGCTTAAAATATTATCCATTGAGCACGGAAGTTCTAAATATTTAATTTTTTGAGCGCCGAGCGTACCCTTTTTTATCACTGCGTCTTTTTTACACATAAGTTCTGCCTGTATCATCGCTCTGGGGCCGTGATAAAAAGCAAGGGCATAGTCCGGATGATTTGTGACGCCGCCCAGCTCGCCAGAGCCTTTTCCCGTTGTCATTCGACCGAGAGCCTCTTCGATAGTAACTTTGTGTTTATGATTTGCAACCACTCTATTGAATGCCGTCTGAACAGAAACAAAAGTATTCAACATTCCAACAACATCATCTAGTTGCTTGTATATGTCTAATAGACATGTCTTCAGGGCGTGGCCTTTCACGAGAGGTTGTTGCTCTCCTTCGATGCCACCTCCAATTAAATCAATGCCGCCTCCGCGAGAAGATAAATGACCGCCGTGTGAATCCTTATGATCGACCCCTGTTACAATTTTTATACTCTCTCTGGCGACAATTCTGACATCATCTGCTTTGATTGCAACGGCAGACCTGTCTTGAGGGGGGAAATGGTTTATACTATGGTCTCCGAAGCTAAAAGCTTCGTCAACGCCTTGCGCTCCCAGGTCAAGGTATTCATCAATGTTTTTCGCTTTTTGAGTTATATAGACTCGGGCAGCATCTTTTTTAAAACTAGGATTGGTGTTGATTTGCTTTCCCTCGATATTGTTGATTATATTGGCGGAATTTCTTCCAGCAACAAGGTCAATCATTCCACAGCGAGTTTCACCGCCGCCTCCAGCGCCGGAAGTTATACCTGCAGGTCTGTCCCTGCCTAAAACAATATAAGAGTTGTTTTGACCTACCCAGACATCTTCACAAGGAGCTTCGGCGAAATTGGGAAGCTCTTCGTGCATAACTTTGCACCCGGCTCCACCATAATTTGGATCATCGCCGTCGCCAATGTTTGCTCTTTTATTTAACGTTGCTTTTACATTTGTGGTCATTTTTCTCTCCTACGCTTTCATCGTTGTGTTTATGTCTGTCCATCTTGGTTTTTTCCCCGACGCAACAGCCCTTAAGACGGTTATTGTTCTTTTGTATGCTGCCGAATGGCTCATTCCCTTGTTCAGTCTGAGGAACATATAATGTGCAGCCATCAGACCGTCTCCGTGAGGGTGTTTTCCCCAGTTATGAGGGATTATCCCAGACATACTGGAGAATTTACCTCCTGCGCTTCCCCAATAAAAAGAGGAGCCTTTTTGACCGGGAACAGTTTTTTTAATCGTCGGAGCTTTTTTACAAACCCAGCTTATCACTTTATACAAACTGTTAAGCTGTGCCGAGGTGTTTGTTAGGTATCCTCCTCTGGACTTTGTTCTCCAAAGCCACTGAACTGGAATTACTTCGCTCTTAGCAGATGTTTTTGAAAGCTTTTTTCCAAAAAACGGATTTTCGATCTCAATCCCAACGGAGCGGTGGTTGTTTCCTTTTGCATGACTGCACGCTCTTTCAATTGGCACGTGCTGGGTTATTCCGCCGTGTCGGTCAATAATAAAATGTACTCCAAGGTTTCGTTTGGTCAGAATTCTTTCTGTTGATTTTCGACCAGAGGAAAGACTTTCGTGTAAAACTATTTGATCCAGACCACCTCTTCTTTTATAGTCTCTAAACTTGGCGCCCTTTTTCCACTTAGAGGGAATGTCTGCAATTTCAAGCTTAAGTGGACTTAAATTTCTTTTCTTTTTCCGCTTGCCTTGAGGGTGGTCTTGAGGGGTTGATTCGTCCTCCTCGTGACAATTAGACGTAGGGGGGGGAGAATCTGTTGACGGTAGTTGTGACTTTGACCCTGCCTTTTTCTTTGACTTCGAAGAGGCGGGACTTGTATCTGTTGCTGGGTTTACGCCTTTCTTTTCAGCTATTGCCCTCCAAACACCAAAAGCTTCCTCTGCAGAACGACCTTCGCCGCCGTTGGGAGGGAACGCTGGTACTGGTCGTTTGTCGATCACCTGCTTTATTGTCTCTGATCCTAAAAGAGATTTTATAGCGCTCTTAACAGTGGCCTCCCCACTTAAATTGTTCCAAAGAGTGGGGCCTCTTACTTTTATATCGTTGTGTTTTCTTGTATATTTGTGTTCTGCGCCGCCGCCAGCCCACCAGATACCCAAAGAAAAAGTATTCTTACCACCTTTTTTCATGTGACTGAGGAGGCCGTCTTTTTTATATGTTTTTTTTCTGTTTCTGAAAAGTCTCAAATAAGAGATGATCGTGAAGTCGATTGAGAGCTTTGGATCAAGCAGTTCCCAATGTTCCATCTTTCCAAGAAGATTTTTCTTATCCGTAGTCTTTTCCCAGTCGAATCGAATGGCCTTTGGAGGTTGTCCCATTCCATAGCCAGTATCATTAAGCTCAATGGCTCTTGAAGGGCTGTTTCTCAAGGTCCCTCCCAAAGTTCCAAGCGGGTTCCAACGACACTCTCTATAAAAAACTCCCCAGACAATTTGAGCCAACAATCGCCAAGGCTCTAAGCCCTTCTCCCAGCCCAGCAACGGGCCTATGTCCACAACCTCGTTTTTTGCTCCTGCTTTTTTGATCCAATAATCTGCCGCCCAAATTACATAGGCTTTTAGCCGAGCACGATTGCCGCCTTTGAGCCAATATTGTCTTATCGCAGGGAGGTGTTTAGCTTCGTGCGTGTAGAGCCACCAAATATATTGCCCCTTAGAATTCTTACCCTTGCAATTGTTACCTCCTCCCTTTTTTCTTGTGGGGTAGCAAGTGCCATACTGGGTAAACTTGTCCATCGTTGTGGTGGCCGGTGTATTTGAACCAGCTAAAGAATCGCCTTTGGGACTGGCGCCGTTTAGTTGAGAACCTACGCAACCTTTGCCGCCGCTAGAATGAATAGACGTTAGAGTGTTTGAAGATTTGTTTGAAACTGTTATCTGGGCCTTGCCTCCGAGCACAGGTCCCAAATAAATTGGGTCAGTGAAATTATTTCGATTTCCGTAATCAACCCACACAATATCTCCCGGTTTCGGTTCGGGAACATCAGTATCTTGCGCGGTGAAAATATCGTGCTGATCTATTAGCCAATTATCTCTGTCTGTTGCTTCTCCCAAAAGACCTTCGGGGGGTTCTAATCCGGCGTGAAGTTCGGGTATTCTAGCCCAAATTTGAATTAGTTGAACATCTTCGTCCAATTCTAGTGGAGATGAAATACCAAAAAGTCTATCACCCCAAGAAGCGGGAGCGTGGCGAGACACCGTTGAGTCTAGTTTTTCAGAATTGTTATAAAGGCCCGGACCTGAAGCTCCTCGCTTGACCCTTAAAACTATTGCCTTAAATTTCGAGATATTCTTGAACACCTGATGAGACAGGGCCTGCTTTTGTGTCATCCTAGCGATAGAGGCGGCGCTTTCTTCAGCGGTAATACGAGGCTTGCCCGTAGCTGTTCCAATGTTGTTCAAAAGACCCAAAGGGGGGTTAAGGCTTGTAGGTTTCGACATTTATTTATTTTCCTGTATTAGATCAAATAAGGTATCCTTATCTTGATCTGACAGCGACACTGTAGCAGGATTGTTGTTTTGCTTATTTATGATTGCCGAGACCTTTACCAATTGCTCGTTTGAGCGCTGAAGTGTTTCGACATATTTTGCCGCAATTAACCCCAAATCTTTATGAGTGTTGTCTGTGGATGCTTTTTTCATCTCAGCAATTAAATCCGACAATAGAATGTTTGTGGTGCTTCGGTCTAAGCGAATGTTCTTAACCGCCTCTTCTAAGAGGTCTTCCAGATTTTCAGAATTGTTTATTCCCGATCCCATTTATGTTTGAACTCCCTATACTTAATTCGTAACTTGTTGAGATTGTTAACTATCTGTTTTGTGTTCAGTCCAGTTATCTCTCTTATGTATAGGTAAATAGCCTTTTTGTTAAAAATTTCAATCTCTTGAGAGTTAACAAATAATATTTTTATGGCCTCCAAAACTTTGCGTTCGTTCGTCTTTAGGTTCTGACCTTCCCATTGAGAAATTTCAAACCAGAGACCCTCCCAAAACTCTTTTTCGTTTCTTTTTTGATAATATTCATTCTCGGTGGAAAGGTATTCCTGCTCTAACTCTTTTTTAATATTATCAAACTGTAATTCTCTTTTTGTTTGGAGAGCGTTCTTTTTTACCTTGTGAATAAACCAGTTTTTTGTTATGACGCTGAAATATGCAAACGCCTTGGATCCTCGCTCTGGGTCAAACTTGTCTAGAATTGTTGTAAGCCAGATCTTGCACTCTTCTTTATACAGGTCAATGTTCGGCAGGTTGGTAAACTTGTAAGTATAAACAATCTTGTCGACCAGTTCACTGAACGCTGGTTCAATTAGGCCGACGTACAATTTTGTTCTTACTTTAAGATCCTTTGTTTGTGCGTACTCTACGATTGCATCTTGATGCACCTTCGTAAAATAATATGTCTTCTTCTTTTTAGTCCTCGTCATCTTGTTCTTGCTCTGCCTCTTCTCGAACAATTTCTCTAGCTTCTATATATGCTTTAAGTGACTCCTCGACTGCTTTAGAGTGTTTTAATAAGTTGTCTATAACAGCGTCTCCGTGATATGTCTCCATTTCATTGATAGTTTGAATGTGATTGCTGTATTCCTCTAAGATCTCAACAATCTCGTCCATGTTCTCGGACAAGTCCCAGACCCTCCTTATAACCTGTCTAATATACCATATCAGCAACACGTTTGCCGATATTGATAAAACTAAGAACAAATATAAAAAAAATGTCATCACGGGACGTACTCTTCTTGCAAGAACTTTTCTTTCTCCTGTTTCACTTCTTTTTTAGTGTCTTCTATAAAAGAATTGACAAGAGAACCAACTTCAGCAGGGCGGTCGACTTGTTGTTCGAGAGTTATAAAACCGGCTGGCACTCTAACTAAAGAATTTTTGTTCTCACACTTTTCACAGTCTGTTTTGCGCTCTTCGAGAGAATGTCTCACTTCGAACAAATCAGAACAGACTGCACACTTGTAAACATAACGCGGCACTTTTATTCCCCAGAGGCGGAAACTTCTTTCGTGTCCTCTTGATCGTCTAGATCAAGGTCAAGTTGTCCATTATCTTCTTCAGGTTCCGGGTCTGAAAACTTTACAAGCGGGGGATTTAATACAACCAACCCTTCGTCCGAAAGTCTGAAATTAAATCCTTTTAGGACTGGAACAATATCACTTTGCTCCATTAGAGATTTCTGTAGGGCCATCATCACTGCGCCGAGGGCCTGATCAGACAGATTCATATTTTTTGCCATTTTTTGCTCCTTTTAATTCTTCTAACAGGTTCACAAAACAATTATGAACACCGTCTTCAATGGAAGTTTGAACCCTAAAACCAAGATCATCGAGTGATTCTGGGTTTGCTCTGGTTAAAAGAACGTCTCCTTTTCTCTCCTCGATGTATTTAAACTTAATTTCAGGAAAATATTTATTAACGATTGTAGATGCTTCATTTAGGGAGATGTTTGTCCCTGTACCTGTGTCGAAATGTTTTCCTTCGAACTTTCCTTCGTACTCCATTGCAAAAATATTTGCAGCAACAGCGTCACTAACGTGTAGCATGTCTCTGCGTTGTTCGCCGTCGCCAGTAATAAAGGGCTGTTTTCCATCTCGAATGTGCTGCATCCAGTTTGAAATTGCGGTCGCATAAGGACCAGTAGCTTTTTGATCTTTAGAATAAACGTTGAAATATCGGAGACTTACAGTATCAAGACCATAAAGATCAGAATACAGTTTACACTCCATTTCAGAAAATAGTTTTTGCAGGCCGTAAGGACTGGTTGGCCCATTGCCATTACCTCTAACTGAGGAAGAGCCTGAGTAGATGACTCTTTTTGCTCCGACTTTTCTTGCAAAATTAAGCACATACGTTCCACAAAGAACATTGTTTCGCATTGTTTTGACAGGTTCTTCGACACTGTAAGCAACGCGGGGAATGCACGCTAAGTGAAAGATGTATTCTGGCTTAAAGTTCCAATAGTGAGGGTTAAAGCGACCGCTGCCGTCAGAGTATTCTTTTAAATCTTTTAAAATATTGTGATCTTCTTGGAGATCAATTCCTTGAACCTCGTGCCCAAGTTCTTGTAATCGTTCATATAAATGCGAACCAATGTATCCTCTATGACCTGTAACTAAGCATCTAGCCATTTGCTTCTCCTTCGCTTACTGCGCCTTTAATCTCTGTCCAGTCGAGGTTGGAGCGGACCTCAAGATTCTTTTCCCACGCAGCTTTCATGACGAGCGGGTCAATTCCAATCTCTTCAAACAAATGAATAAACGCATTCAAATCTTTTGGAAAACATTTACCGCCAAAACCGTAGCTCCCGTCGTGACCGGGGACATCAAGGTGTGAATTACCAATGCGACCATCAGAAACAAAGCCAGACATCGCATCATTCCAATTGATATTGAGAGTGTTCGCTGCCTGTTTCATCTCGTTCATGAACGAAACTTTGGTTGCAAAGAAACAATTTGCCATATATTTAATAAACTGTGCAGTTGTTACGTCCGTTTCAATAATCTTAACGTGAGGGAAACGGTCTTTAAACAAGCCTTTCGTCCTACTTGTCAACTCTGGGGCTCCTCCCAAAACAATTCTTGCAGCATTAAT